AATATAGCTAGAGGATTGTATCTTAGAGCCAAAGCCAATACTATTTGCGGTCATCATCACCGGTCATCAGAACACACAGAACAAAATATAGAGGGTAAGATAGTAACAACTTGGTCGGTGGGTTGTCTGTCTGAGTTGCATCCCCAATATATGCCTATAAATAGTTGGAATCATGGCTTTATTTTAATAGATTTACATGGTACTAAAGATTTTGAAGTAAGGAATAAAAGAATCTGGAAAGGACAAGTATTATGACACACAAAAACACACCAATCATCAAAAAGCAAGTCCAAGAGTTATTAAAGCAATTACCTCCGATTGAGAGGTTAAATATACTAGAGCCTTTATGCGATAAGTACAGAGCTGAGTCTCGCAAAGAGGTTGAAAAAGATGTAACTGAATGGAGTCGCAAGAAAGGAATACCACGAATCAAGACGGACTATTAACATTTGATCCGACCCCTCATGATGATATCCAGGCTTGTGCTCAGGCTATGGGTGTCATAGAGGACATTGACTTAGCCTTATTATCTGATGATGAGGCCACCATGATTAGGCATATCCGTAAGCTGGCTTTACATATTACTCATCAGGCACTTTACGAAATTTACGAAGGGGGCTGCTATGGCTCCTAAGATTACCAATCCTCATACAGTAGAGCATCGTAAGCTAGGCAGAGAGCAGGCTTGGGGGATTGCATGGATGGCAGAGAATAAGATTAGCATTGATCCTAGTCTTACTGGGTATAGATATTTGCTTTACTTATTACATGAGCATTTTCACTTAAAGCACCCTGACTGGTCTGAAACTAAGGTTGTTAAGGAGTCCTCCAAGACTGCCAGATTCTTATGGCAGATGGGCTTTAGATTAGTAGAACTCAAATAGTTACTTAGTCAATATATGATGACTTTGCACACTATCCAGTTTGATAGTTGGATAGACCGGACCCCAATCCCATTCATAGTGTTCATACTTTAAGGGGGTGTCATACTTGCAATAGTCATCCTTAGATTTGCTGCATGCTACTAATAATAATAAAAATAAGTATCTCATATTAGAATAGATTTCCTATTATGTAAATATAAAGGCATTTGTCTTTAAGTTCATCTCTAGTGGCCTCTGGCCATCTTTCTTTAGCAAAGTTCCACAATCCGTATTTCTCATCTTTAGGAATGACCTCAATAGGCATCATGGTCTTATAGCAGTCCATTAGGCACTCATTGATAACCCTAGAGGTTGTGCCTAGATTGACTAAAGCTACAAACATAGCCTCAGAGCCTTTTGCAGCCTTCAGAGCAGGCTGTAAGGCCTCAAAGCCTATTATCTTCGTTAAATCGTATGTATGCGACTGCATAGCCTAAGATTGATCCACAAATAAATGCAATTAGTATCATAGTTGTGATTTTAGCCATGTAAAGTTTCTGCCTTCATTAACAAGCCAATCAAAGGTCCATTGCACACATGCACATCGGCACTTTTTATTGTCATCCCCATAGGCTGCTCTAAGTATTTCAACATCATCCTTGCCAAACCTTTTGAGCATCTTGTTAGCCTTTAAATAGTCATACCACTTATCCATCTGGTTAAAGGGCACTTTCTCAAAATTTAGTTTATACATCATCAAGTCATAGTCCAACTTCTCTAGGTCTGTCTCTGGCACCTTAGCCTCTTGGATGGTTCGATAACCAGTTGGGGTCTTTTGTAAGTTATGCCTATCCTTGTTATTATTAGCCCATCTGGCCAGTCTCCTACCTAAATCCCAGGTTGTCTCTTGCTCAAATCTCATCTTGGTATTCGACTTATTAGGCTCTGACCAATAATCGTAAAACTCTTGTTTCATTTGCTCTGTAAAGGCAAATGGTTGTAGGTCTCTCTTAAAGTCTGCTGCTCTTGCTTCTATACTTTTCATAGTCTATACTTTGCATATCCCCTCTATATCCAGTCAAGTAGTGGGTGAAGGGTTTTAAGCCTAGCATCCAAAACATGAATAGAGTATAGAGAAATTATAAAAACCTTTTTGTTTAACTTTTGGCTTTCTCTATCACACAGAACCCATACATTCCTCGGCATCCAGTGGCCGGTTATCACGCATCTTTCACTTGACTGTCATGAGTTGTCAGGGGAGGACATTGCTCACACTTGCTTGCGTTACGTATTTGTATGATCTGTGAAGTTATTATTTGTACTGCCACCGTACTGGATAAAACCTCGGTAAAAACCAAAAAAATAACCCACTGAGGATTGGCCTGGACTGCCGCACCCCAATGGGTTAGTAAACTCTTTACTAAACAAAGAAGCATAATGCTTGTCCAGCTTTGTTAAAACAAATATACGAAAAAAAAATCAATCTACCAAAACTAATTTGCCTGAGTAATCCACAAATGTTATCTTTTGATGTGATTTAACCCTACTGAGTTTCATAGAAATACCCAAATCAGAGGCTAAGTCTATGACTTTCAAATAGTAAGGATAAAACTTAGGGTCCTCAGTTTCTATGTAATGCTCAATCCTTTGGCGGTATGTGCTCATGGTAGAGTGATCCTTATAGCCTACTAATGGGGCAATTTCTACAAGTTTCATAGGGCAATGCTGATAAATAAAATAGGATAAAGCCATTCTAATCTCTGCTATTCGAACTGTATTGCCATTGTCATCTTTACATATCTTAAAGTGATTGCGGCCTCTTAGGCTTTGCAGTTGCTTTAAGGTTATCTTGTAAAAATCACATGCTGCCTGGACCAGTTGTATCGCTTGCTCTTTTGTGTTCATAGTTGTATAAAATCAATTTCTATATCATGCGGAGCAGTTCTATTGCCTCCGAAATATGGGCCTAATAAATAACCTACACAATTGCTTTTAACATTTATAGCATAAGACTTTTTTCCATAATAAATAATGTGTGCGTTCTTTTGCATAAAAATACTAAAAGTCTGAGAGGTGTTAATGTCTATCTTTTCTAAAAGCTTCCACCAACGAATCTTTTTTTGATACCAATAAGCAAAAATGTTTATCTTATTATTCTCATAATTCCATCCTATTCGTACAGAGTTATGATGATGGTGTGGTAAATAGCCAATGCCAAATAGCTTATTAATATCCCCCTGATCGTTACCAATATTGTATTTGCATGATTCTGTAAATACAACCCTATAACTTATTAGCTTAGGGTTTATTAACAACTCTGGCAATCTGAAAGGTGCGTGTGTGCCTTTTTTGATAATCATGTTATTTACTCAGTTTATAGGCTGCAAAAGTCTTATTGTCTTTAGTAATGTAATTGGTCCAGATAGTGTGCCCTTGATTTCTAAGGTCGGCAATCCTAGCGGCTAATCGAAAGCAGCCAAACTTGTTTAAGGCATCAATGGCAGTGATTTGTTTACCTGATTTAAGATAAATCAAAATTCGCTGTGTTTGTGTCATGTCTGTGGTTTTTTAAGGGTGAATATAAATGGGTAAATTTTTCTACTGTGTAGTCAAAGCCATGTCTGGTTAGCTTTTCGCATACCCAGGTGTAATCCTCATCAGTGTGGTGGATGGCATGCTGTGGGAATAAAGTAGTTCTAATAACTGGGTCTTTCTTACCTAAGATACCTATAAACTGTCCATTCCATCTAAAACGGTAGGTCGTTATCAGTTCCATCTTTTGCGGTTTTTAGTAGTGTCGTGTAAAGAGTAATGATGTCCTCTAAATCTGCTCTATCCCATTTGTGAACCTTAGTTCGGTTATTCTCTAACCACTCTACCCTTTTCTTGCCAATCTTTAAGAGTAGGTGCTTGCGATAACCAACTAAATGAAACTCATCAAATCCATTGCATCGTTGACATTCACCGTTAACATTGTCCTCGTGAAACCTAAGAAAAGACCCACCCTTAACTGGCACATAGTGTCCGGCATTCATGGACTCCACTGGCAAAGTCTTAAAACAACTAATGCAAGTAAAATATCCATCTTTAGAATCTCGTTGCCTGATATAAGCATTAAAAACCTTCTGTGCTTTCTCTGTCAGTCTCGGCAAGGTAACCTTTCTCATAGGTTCATTTCGGCTTTGCGATACGATACAATAGTTCTAATAGCATCTAATTGATGGGTGGCAGATGCGTTAACTCGGTCAGCCCAGTTCACTAAATAGTTAACCTCTTTGGCATTGGTGTTAACAAACTTAGTAATAAGAGAGGGGCTTAATCTTTTATCTAACCCCTGCTCCATAGCTTGCAGCAATCCTTGGTTAATTATCTGGTCTTGGGCTAACTTAGCCTCTGCAAGTAGCTGGCCTGACTTAGCAACCATTATTAGCAAGTATTCCATCCGCTCTAAAAGCTGATTTGGTTCATGTCCAATAGGTGTCTCTAAATAAGCCTGCATTTTAGAAAGGGAGGTCTTTATCTGATCCATTATCTTGTGGTTTGTAAGTGTCAACTACGGTATTCCAACCGCCTCCGTCTTTGCGTTCTGTGATGCTGAGCTTTAGTTGCTTGTTGCCTTGGTACTCTGTCATCAAATCTGGGTTCTCTTTAAGCCATTGGAATAGCTCATTAGGGCTGATAATAATTTGACCTTTAACAAACGAGGGGGCATTTTCTCTAGGTGCAAATACCCGAACACCTTTGGGGAATTTTGTCATTTTACTTTAGATTTACGGTTATAGATGTGGTCGATGTCTTAACTGGGGGGTAAAGGATTACTACTTCATCCTCTACTAAAATCTCTGTGCCAGGCTTTACTGCCTTTAGAAAGGCTTGGCGGTCTTTTATCTCTTTCTCTAATTCTGCTAACTTTTCAGCCAGATCATTATATACCGGATCGCCACAGTTAGAATAATCGTACTTAACCCCAGCCTCTTTAATCTCAAATTTGGCATTGTGTAACTCAAAGGACTTGCCATGCTTACTAGCCTCATCTAAGGCCAAATCTTTGTACTCTGGATGGCTTGTTATCTGCTTTATTAGGTCCTCCAAGCATTTTACTTGCAAATGTACCTTTAGAGGGTCTATAAAGCCCTCTTTTAGGCTATTTATGACACTTTGGGCAAAGTCTTGCCTTTCGGATTTAGTGGTCTCAAATAGGCTTAAATCGGTTGTGGTAGCTATTCTCATTTTACTGTCTTTTTAAGGTGTTTGGAGATGTCTTTTTGTGAGGGGTTGACTATCTGGTCAATAGGCTTTCTACGAGCCTCTAAGCGGTGCTGCAGTTTCTGGTAGGTCTTATAGTCAGGGCAGAAATTGATGGCCTGTTCAGCTAAGTGAACCTCATCATCGGATAAATCGGTATGCCCTATTAAATTAAGTAAGATTAGCTTCTCCTCGTTAGTAGGAATGTCGTCGATAACTTTATTAAAGTCCATCTCCTCGGCAGGGGTAGCCTCAAAGCCAGCCGCTTTCATAAGCCAGCTTATTAAATTTCTAAAGGCCTTGCCAGTGGCTCTGGTCTGAGCCATGGATAGTATAGCATACTCATCCCATTGCCTTTTGTTGGCCTCTTTGTTAGAACAGATAGCAACACCTTTAGAGATAACCTCATTAGTGGCCCATTTGCATATGTTGACCTCTGCTAGGTACTTAATCTCTGTCTCAGTCGAGTGATTAGAGATGTAATTAAGCTGGGGATAAAGTCCTAGCTGGGCTCCAGCCCATTGCCAGGACTCGACTAAGGGATACTCCTTGCCCTTGATGTTTACGGTTAGTTTTTGCTCTTTTACAAATCGTTTCAGTTCGCTTGCTAGTTGCAAGGATTGTGCTGGCTGTGCCAGATCATAGATGATTAAATCGTTTGACATAGTGGGGTTTATTAAATCGTTTCGGATAACATGGAGCCCAAGTTGTTTGGGTTCTCATCGTTCTTATTTATAAATAAAGGTAAGGGAAACTTCTGCTCAAACTGCTTGGCTGGTATTTTATCATCACCGACAAGGTAGTAGCCTTTGCCATCTGAGTCAATACGAAAAGGGGTAAATTGTCTAATGTACTTGTTACGGACATACTCTGCTGCTGTCATTCTAAAATAGTTGTGAATTGCTGCGATCCATTCGTTGTAGTCTCGCATTGGGTAATTGGGGTAAGTTGTTTTCATGTGTAGAATTTAAGGGTTAAAAAAATGCCCCAATGTAGAGACATCGGGGGTTGATTGCTTGCCATCAATCATGGGCTAAACCCATAATATCATTGACCTTATATCGGTTAGGTTTGTAAGTAGGGGTAAATACTTTGATGCCAGCATCAAGCCCATAAGATACTCCAGTGTGAAACATAATAAGGGCAATGGCTTCGGCATCCATCCACTCCTTAAAAGTTAAACGGACTCCAGTTTGGTCTGAGTACATTTTGTCGGTAGGCTCAAATAGTTCTGCTTGATAATAGCCAGCTCCAGATTCAAAGATGTGGATGGCTCTGTCTTTTGATGTGATTAGTGTAATTGTCATGGCTGTGGTTTTAATTATTGGCAAATGGTGTCTTGTAAAAGGCCTATCACATAGGCAACTGCTAATAAAGCGAGTAAAAGTTTGATTGGTGCTTTCATGGTTAAATCGTTTGGTTATGGATGCAAGATAATACACTTTTACACATTAACCAAAAATATTTTTAATTTATTTTTATTTGCTTATATTTGTGATATGGAAAAGCAGAAACGAGGTAGAAAGCCAAAGCCTGCACATCTGAAAGTGCAAATGGTATCAGCCTACCTAACAAGAGAACAGAAAGAGTTGATTTACAAAGAGTTCGGTAACTTGACAAATGCTGTAAAAATTCACATTTTAAGCAAATTCAATGGACATCGTGATAGCTTTGGGAACTGGCAGCCGGTGGATGGACAACGAGCTGAGGTATGCCCTAAGGTCGATTGAGAAGCACCTCAAAGGCCATACTGGTCGCATCTTACTAATAGGTCAAAGGCCTAAATGGGTAAAGAATGTTGATCATTACGACATCCCAGATGTGCCAGGCCGCAAGAACTTTAGCATTTTTCAAAAGATACTGACTGGCTGTGAAATGACAAATACCCCTGATTTTATCTTTTGGAATGATGACCACTTCTTACTAAAAGACCTAAGGGTAGATCAGTTTAAGTATTGGTATGATGGTCTCTGTAAGCAATGGGCCGAAAAAGCGACTGGCCTCTATAAAAAAGCTATCACAAACACAACTAACCTATCGGGCTGCAATGACCTTTACACAGATATCCATGTGCCGATAGTTTACAATAATGCCCGATTTGGCAAGCTCTTGGACTTGGATTGGAAAAAAGAATATGTCATCAAATCAGCTTACACTAGAAACGAGGAGGGCGGCTTTGAATACATGGCTGACTTTAAGTTGAGCAATCAATACAATCTAAGTACCTGGCAAGGTAAGTTAGTGGGCAAGACTTTTTTTAGTATTGGTTCTTATACTATAAATGCAGACTTTAAGATATTAATGCAGAACCTCTACCCAGATAAGTCAATATACGAAAAATGAGAATTTTTATACAAAGCCCGAACATTAACTCTAGGCATGGTGGCATAAGGGTCATTAACGAATGGGCAAATAGATTGCAGGGTTTTGGGCATAAGGTTATTTTATACAACCAAGCGGGTCCAGTCAGGTGCGACTGGATGACAGTAACTTGTAAGATTGTAAATACTACTAGCTTATTGGACAAATCTGATCTTTTGATAGTAACTAGCCCGCATGGAGCTTTTTTATTGTCTAAAGATAAGCCAGTCAAAAAAGTAGTCTTTTTGCAAATGCTGGAGCATCTGTTTAATATAACCAACAAGTCATTTTTTGATAGTTGCCTAGCTTTATACACTACTAAATATCCTTTAATCTCAATAAGCCAATGGAATATCAGGTTTTTACAAAATAAATACCAAAGAAAGGGCCCGATACACTATGTAGGCAATGGGGTAAATCTGGAAGACTTTACCATAAGCGATAAACCAAAAGAGGGCAAAATAGCTTTACTGGAATCGCCAGAGCCTACTAACATGGCTAAAGACACCGAAAAGATATCAGTTCAAGTAGCTAAAAACTTAATAGAGAAAGGATGGACAATTAAAGGCTTTGGGTTACAGGCAGCCAAAGACAATATCTATGCAGAATATTTTACTAAGCCAAGTCTAGAAACTATGAATCGTTTATACGATGAGGCAACTATTATGATTAAGGCTACCAAGTACGATGCAAGATCTACAGCCCCTTTAGAAGCTGGCACAAAAGGAACGGTAACAATAAGAGCCATTATTGAGGGGGATGATGACCTAAATGATAGCAACTCTTTTAAGACTGGCTACTCTTATGACAAGTTATTTGATGCCACTATGTTTGCAATCAATAACCCAGAGCAATTAAAGCAACGGTCTGAGAATATTAAAGCCCATGTGCAGACTTATACTTGGGATTACTGGATGTATAAAATTAATCAAATCTTATGCAGCTTATAGTTGGATGCGGTCCGAACTGGCCTAAAAGAGAAAATGATATCTTTTTAGATGTAAGACTATTTGATAATGTTGATGTGGTTCACGACCTTAATATAACCCCTTGGCCTTTCAAAGATAACAGCATGACAGAAATATCTGCTATTCATGTGGTGGAGCATCTTAATAACTTGGTAGATTTTATGAATGAAAGTTATCGCATACTACAAAAAGGGGGTGCATTATACATAGAAACCCCAGAAGCAGGGGCAAACCCAGACTTGCAATTTGCTGATCCAACTCATGTCAGATGTTACCGAAAGCATACTTTCATAAACTATTTTACCTTATCTGAGGCGTATAAGTTTGGCTATACTGACAAACTCTGGGCAATTATGCACATAGAAAGTAGAGATGGAAATCTTATTGTCCACTTAACACCCATAAAATGAGAATCTTAATTGTTGCCCTTGAATACTTAGAACCAGAATGGCTAGAGACCCTAAAATGTATCGAGGAAACTGGGTTACCTTATGAGATAGTTAGTCGGGATGGGGTAGGAAATATGTCAAGGGCTTACAATACAATCATAGCCAAAAACAAAGAGGCAGACTATTATTGGTTTGTCTCAAATGTAACCTTTAAGCCTCAGATGCCTTATGAATTGGCTATGGCTTGCGAGACATTAGGCTGGGCTGGCATACATCCGGCTATGTCCACCTCGGATCATAGATTCCAATGGCCTAACGGACACGAACCTAAAGAGACGCCTTTTATCGAATGGACAGCCCCGATGGTCAATGCGGAGGTCTTTAACTCTAATCCCTTAGACGAAATGCTGCCTTATTACTATATGGACCTTGACTGGTGTCATCGGGTCAAGCCTAAAAGGGTGGGGGTGCTTCATAGCCAAGTCATCGGGCATACCTATCTAAGGAATAAAAAAGAGCATCCCATCGGTCAGCTAAGAAAGCAGCTCAGAAACTACTGGACCCCAATCAGTCAAAGACACATGCTGCAAAAATGGGGTAAAAACTGGCAACAAGATTTATGGCCTAAATAAAACAAAATGACAACACTAGAATTACATGGAATTTATCATGAATTATCCTTTTGGCAGCAATTTGTAAAAACAGACCGCTTTTTACAAGGCTGGGTAAAGAAAGTAAAAACACCCGAGCTGAATCAAGAGGTGGCAGACTTTATCTTATCTGTGCCTAATCAGAAAGTATTAGATGTAGGCTCAGGGGTCTGCTCAATACTAAATGGATTAGTAAATGTAACCGCTTGCGACCCTTTGGGAGACCTTTACAAGCTAGTCTTTGACTTTGAAAGGCATAAATTAGTAGCCCCACTACCCTACCCAGCAGAGGAATTGCCCTTTAAGAATGAGTTTGACATTGTTCATATCTCAAATGCCTTAGACCATACTCAAGAGACAAGAAAGGCCTTGGATTTGTTATTGCAAGCAGTTAAGCCCGGAGGGTATCTAATCGTGCAAGGGTTTTTCAACGAGGCAACACATGAAAACTGGCAAGGCTTCCATCAGTGGGATATATCGTTAGATGATCATGGCTGCATGGTTATCTTAGGCAAGAAGTCAAAAACCATTATTGCATGGCCTCCACATAAGTTTGCAACAGTCAATTTATTAGGTCGGGATTGGTATTATTGGATCATAAAAAAATAAACATGGTAATCTGCTGTGATATCGATGGTTGCCTAACAGATGGCAAAATCTGGGTTGACCATAAAGGAGACATTATCAAGTCCTTTAATAACAAGGACATTGGTGCCATCAAAGAGCTAATCTCTATGGGCTTTCAAGTCCATTTAGTAACCGCAAGCAGTTGGCCAGGTGCAGAGCAATACCTACGGAGGTCTGGGGCTCAGTTACACATCATACGAAATAAAGAGACTATCCCTTTTGACTACCAAATAGCCATTGGAGACTCGGCATGGGATATCCCTATGTTATGTAAGGCAAAACACTTATTTTGTCCGGCAGATGCTTCTTTAGAGGTTAAATGCTTAGATGGGGTCCATCCACTAATGACACCCGGAGGTCAAGGAATTATGCTTGAGTTAGTCCGAATACTTAGTCGATGGGGTACTGATGTTGATAAGTAATGCTACTTAGATTTGGTAGATTCAAAAATTTTTCGTATATTAGGGGGTGAATAAAGGGTAAAAAATCAACGAGCCTTCAGTCCTTCGGGGTTGAGGGCTTTTTTGTATAAGCCATGCCACAGATTCAGATCACAGCAATAACTGAACTAAGGCTAAATCAAGACAATCCCAGGGTAATAAAGGATGACAAGTTTAAGAAACTTGTAAAAAGCATCCAAGAGTTCCCTCAGATGTTGGAAATTAGGCCGATAGTTGTAAACGACGAAATGGTCGTATTAGGCGGCAATATGAGGCTTAAGGCTTGTATTGAAGCTGGCCTAAAAGAAGTGCCAATCATAATGGCAAGCTCTTTGACACCCGAACAACAGAAAGAATTTATCATCAAAGACAATGTAGGCTTTGGCGAGTGGGAGTGGGATGTGCTGGCTAATGAATGGGATGTAGAAAAGCTAACCGATTGGGGTTTAGATATTCCTGATTATGAAGCAAAAGTATTAGAGGCTGAGGAAGATAACTTTGAAGTACCTGAAACGGTCCAGACTGACATAGTTTTAGGGGATTTATTTGAGATAGGAGAGCATCGTTTACTTTGTGGAGATAGTACGGATAGCGACCAAGTGGCTAAACTAATGAATGGGCAAAAGGCTGATATGGCTCATAACGACCCGCCGTATGGAATGAAGAAAGAGAAGGATGGAGTGTTGAATGATAATCTCAACTACGATGAATTGCTTGATTTTAATCGTGAGTGGATTGCTTTGCAATTTATGCATCTAAAAGAAAATGGCTCTTGGTATTGTTGGGGAATAGATGAGCCATTAATGGATATTTATAGCAATATAATAAAGCCATACGCTAAAGAACAAAAGGCAACATTCAGAAATTTAATTACTTGGTTTAAAAATCCGAGTGGATTGGGAGATGGACAAAATAATCCAAGTGCAAGAAGTTATGGCATAATAACAGAAAAATGTCTGTTTGTTATGTTAGGAGTTCAAGGATTTAATAACAATGCGGATAATTATTTTGAAGGATTTGAAAAATTAAGAAATTGGTTAATTAAGGAAAAGGAAAAGAGTGGCTTAAAAAATGATGAGATAACTAAACTAACTGCAACTACACATACTCATTATTGGAGTAAAAGTCAATGGGCATTTCCTACGAGAGAGCATTACAATTCGATAAAACTTGTTTCAAATGGAAAGGCTTTCAATAAAGAATATGACGAACTAAAAAAAGAATATGACGAACTAAAAAAAGAATGGTATTCGACAAGGTCATACTTTGATAATACGCACGATAAAATGACAGAGGTTTGGCAATTCGATAGACATAAGAGAGAAGGTGATGAAGGTGGACACGCTACGCCTAAGCCAATCCCATTATGTGAACGAGCAATAAAATCAAGTTGTCCAGACAATGGCTTAGTATTAGATATGTTTCTCGGTTCAGGATCAACAATGGTAGCAGCACATCAACTTAAAAGAAAGTGCTACGGAATGGAATTAGACCCAAAGTATTGCCAGGTAATAATTGACAGAATGAGAAAGCTAGACCCTAGCGTAATTATAAAGAAAAACGGAGTAGTTACGGAATATGCCATTTGAGAAAGGTAAAAGCGGAAACCCTGCCACTCAGTTTAGTAGTGAGAATCAGCCAGAGAAGAACGGCAGGCCCAAAAAGCTGCCCAAATTAGACGAGTTATTAGCCGATGTACTTGGAGAAGATAAAGACGGAATTGAGGCCGCTAAAGCTATATTAATGGCTTTAAGGGCAAAGGCAGCAAAAGGAGATGTGAGGGCTGCTGAAGTGTTGTTGGATAGGGCCTATGGTAAGTCAAAGCAAACCGTAGACCTTAATCATTCGGGTGGTGTTAATATAATATTTGAAAAGGCTGCCGATGAGGACAGTCAAAGTTAAATATACAAATGTCTTTGAGAGAAACAAGGAAGCCTACGATTTGCGGAAATACCGGGTTATCGCTAACCAGGGTTCTACAAGATCAGGCAAGACTTACTCGATAGGGCAATTAATAGCTCTTTACATACCGCACAAGGAAAAAGTAACGATTTCGGTGGTTAGTCCATCATTACCCCATTTGAAAAGGGGTGCTAGGCGAGATATCCTAAAGATACTTGAAGATGCTGGCATCTACTCAGATGACAACTTTAACAAGACCGACAATGTCTATCACTACCCCAATGGCTCATATATTGAGTTTTTTGGGGCAGAGGACTCGGGCAAGGTTAGAGGACCAGGGCGAGACATACTGTACATAAACGAGGCAAATCTATTGCCTCACTCGATTTACCAGCAGTTAGCTCTAAGAACCAAGCAGACCATCTTTTTAGACTTTAACCCAGTCGATGAGATGAGCTGGGTGTACGATGTCGCTGATAGAGAAACTAACCTCTTAATCCACTCAACCTACAAAGACAACCCATTCCTGCCAAGTGAGCAGGTAGCGGAGATTGAAAGTCTGAAAGATGCAGACAAGAACCTCTGGAAAGTCTTTGGG